TGCTGCATGTACCTGGACTTGGATTTGACGGCCTTGTCGGCTACTCCCCGATTGCGATGGCGAAAAACTCCATTGGCATGGCAATGGCAACCGAAGAATACGGTGCGTCCTTCTTTAAGAACGGCGCGAATCCATCTGGCGTGCTTTCCATGCCAGGAACCGTGAAGGACCCGGAAAAGATCCGCTCCTCCTGGGAGGCAGGATTCGGAGGAAGCCACAAAGCAAACAAGGTGGCAATTCTTGAAGAAGGCATGACGTATACGCCAATCTCCATTTCACCGGAGCAGGCGCAGTTTTTAGAAACGCGTAAGTTCCAGCTCGATGAGATCGCGAGAATCTTTCGGATTCCACCTCACCTTATTGGGGACCTTGAGCACGCGACGTTTTCGAATATCGAGGAACAGTCACTGGAATTTGTGACCTACACCCTGGAACCTTGGCTCGCCCGCTGGGAGCAGTCCATGCAGCGTTCCCTCCTTCTCCCAGAAGAAAAGGATAACTACTTCATCCGCTTTAACGTGGACGGCCTGCTCCGTGGTGACTACAGCAGCCGGATGAGCGGATACGCGACCGGCATCCAGAATGGCATCTACTCCATCAACGATGTCCGGGAACTTGAAAACATGGATCTGCTTTCCGACGAGGAAGGCGGCAACCTTCACATCTTAAACGGAAATGTCGTGAAACTGAAAGATGCAGGCTCCGCCTACACGCAGAATACAACATCAGAAGAAAAGGAGGACTCGGATGAATCCACAGAAGAAGTTCTGGAAATGGGTAAGAAACAAAACACCCGCTCCAAACAATCCAAACGAAGTAACTGAATCAAGGACGCTGTTTTTAAACGGTACAATTGCTGAAGAGAGCTGGTTTGACGATGATGTCACCCCGGCTCTTTTTCGTTCCGACCTTGAAAGCGGCACGGGTGATATCACGGTCTGGGTGAACAGCCCTGGAGGTGACTGCTTTGCGGCAGCACAAATCTATAACATGCTCCGTGACTACAAAGGAAAGGTCACCGTAAAAATTGATGGGCTTGCCGCATCGGCAGCATCGGTCATTGCAATGGCAGGCGATGAGGTTCTCGTCTCCCCTGTTTCAATGATCATGATCCATAACCCTTCAACTATTGCGATGGGTGATACAGCAGAGATGCAGAAGGCAATCGAAATGCTTTCTGAAGTGAAGGCTTCTATCATCAACGCCTACCAGGAAAAGACCGGCCTTTCCAGAAACAAGCTCTCGAGGCTCATGGATGAGGAGACCTGGATGGACGCCGGCAAAGCGGTCGAGCTTCACTTTGCAGATGGCGTGACTTCTCGCGATGAACTCTACAATACCAAAACGGTACCCGAGCCGGATCAAGGCAAGGATCACCCTGATGGACAGGAAGAGAATCCGGCGGAGAATGTAGATCTGCCTTCCGGCATGCTCTTCTCCCGCCATCAGATCGCTGCCGCTATCAACAAAAAACTCTGCGATTACGCAAAGCACCACCCTGCGGAAAAGGAATCTCAGATTCCGCAGACAAATGATACTTCTCACTTACACCGGGTCGATGACCTCGAAAAGAGACTCGATCTCATGAAACAGTTCATTTAAGGAGGACAGACATTATGACTTTACAGGAACTTATGAACAAAAGAGCTGTAGCCTGGGAAGCTGCAAAGGCATTTCTTGACTCTCACAGAAACACGGATGGACTTCTTTCTGCAGAAGATGGCCAGACCTATGACCGCATGGAAAAGGAAATCACCGATTACACGAAAGAAATCGAGCGCCTGAACCGTCAGGCAGTGATCGAGGAGCAGATGGGAAAACCGACTGCTTCTCCCCTCACTGGAAAACCAGGTGCAGGCATGAAGGATGAAGTGAAAAAACATGGCCGCGCTTCCAAGGCTTATGCGAAAGCGATGATCGCTGCCATGCGTACCGGATTCCATCAGGTATCCGATGTCTTAGAGGAAGGAAACGATGCAAACGGCGGATACCTCGTCCCAGAGGAATGGGACAGCCGCCTGATTGACAAACTGGAGGAAGAGAACATCTTCCGTGGCCTTGCCACCACCATCACTACTTCCGGAGAGCATAAAATCAATATCGCAGGAACAAAACCAGCTGCTGCATGGATTGAGGAAGGCGGAGCACTGACTTTTGGAGACGCCACTTTCGATCAGATCGTGCTGGACGCGCATAAGCTCCATGTAGCAATCAAAGTCACCGAGGAACTGCTCTACGACAATGCATTCAATCTGGAAGGTTACATCATCGACCAGTTTGGAAAAGCTATCGGAAACGCAGAAGAAGACGCCTTTCTGAACGGCGATGGAACCGGCAAACCGCTCGGAATCTTCGCAGAGACTGGTGGCGGCGAGAAAGCCGTTACGCTTGACAATGTGAAGATAAGCACGGATGATGTGCTGACCCTCATCTATTCCCTGAAGCGTCCGTACAGAAAGAACGCACGTTTCATTTTAAACGACTCTACCCTTGCATCACTGCGTAAGCTCAAGGATACAAACGGCGCCTACATCTGGCAGCCATCCTATCAGGCTGGAGAGCCGGACAGACTCTGCGGATACTCTGTTCTTACCTCCGCTTACTGTCCGGGACTGGAAGCTGGAAAGAGCGCCATTGCTTTCGGAGATTTCTCTTACTACAACATTGGAGACCGCGGAACAAGATCCATGCAGGAACTCCGCGAGCTTTTTGCGGGTAATGGCATGATCGGATACGTGGCAAAAGAACGTGTTGACGGTAAGCTTGTGCTTCCAGAGGCTGTACAGACACTTGGCGTAAAGAGCGCCTAATTTAAGGAGGGATTGGCGTGATCGTAACGGTTGATGAAATGAAGAATTATCTTCGTGTAGACGATGATGCAGACGATGATCTGATCAAAAGCATCATCGGATCTTCGGAGAAGCTTTGCGCTGATATTCTAAGAGTCGAGGAACTTCCAAGCCAGGAAAATACAAAGGTCGCTGTGATGTACGCAGCGGCCTATCTTTATGAACACCGAGAAGAAGCCGATCATCACGCTCTTATCATCACGCTGCGAGCCCTCCTGTTTGGAGACAGAAAGGCGGAATTCTAATGAAGATTTCACTTCTAAATGAACGGATCATGATTCAGAAATCAGAAGTTTCTTCTGATGCCATCGGAAACCGCATCAGCTCATGGAAGGATTACTGTTCTTGCTACGCGACGATAAGCTCAGAATCACCAAAAGAAGAAACGGCTGCAGGTGTCACCTGGGATGAAAGCATGATCGACTTTACGGTCCGCTGGTGCAAAGAAACTTCAATAGTTAATTCTAAGGAATATCGGGTCTGCTTCAAGGATTCTATTTACAACGTCGAAGGCATTGACCATATGAACTTTAAGAAAAAAACAATCAAGCTTCACTGCAGGAGATTAACGTCATGAGTCAGAAAGTAACGGTTGATGGTCTTGCGGATGCGATCAACAAAGAGCTAAAGGAATACGCAAAATCCACCTCAGAATCTGTAAAGGATGCGGTCAAGAAAACCGGAAAGTCTGTCCGTAAGGATATCTCTGATGCTGCTCCAAAAAGGACAGGCGCTTACGCAAAGAGCTGGTCTGTAAAAACAACGAAGGAGACCTCAACTTCTCTTCAGGTCACGGTCTATTCGAGGAACCGCTACCAGCTTGCGCATCTGTTAGAGCATGGCCATGCAAAACGCGGCGGAGGAAGAGTCGCAGCAAGGCCACATATCGCTCCAGCTGAAGAACGAGGAGAAAAACAGCTAGAAAATATGATCAGAAAGGGAATCGAAAAATGAATGGTATCACCTCATTGTTAGAAAAAACAGGAATTCCCTTTGCCTATGATCATTTTGCTGAGGGAGACTCACCTGCTCCCCCGTTCCTCTGCTGGATGACCTCCCAGAGTGATCCTTTTTCTGCAGATGGAAGTACGTATTTAAAGATCAGCGAAATTCACCTCGAGCTGTACACGGATAGGAAGGATCTTGCTTCTGAGAAAATGATCGAGGACGCCTTAGATGATAACGACATCTTCTACAGCAAGTCCGAAGTCTGGATCGAAACCGAGCAACTTTTTGAGGTGCTCTACATTTTTGAAATGGAGGATCAAGCAATATGGGAAACAAAGTCAAATATAATCTAAAGAATGTCTACGCGGCAAAGCTGACGGAGACTGTTAAAGACGGCGTCACCACCTTTACCTACGATACGCCAAAAGCGATCCCTGGTGCCGTATCCATCAGCCTGGATGCTGAGGGAGAGACAAAAGCATTCTATGCAGATGGCATCGTCTACTTCCGCTCCGTTACAAATAACGGATACTCCGGTGATCTTGAGATCGCCCTGATTCCGGAGTGGTTTCGGACAGAGATTCTGCAGGAGGTGCTGGACGACAAAGGCGTGCTGGTGGAAAAGAGCGGCCTTAGTGACACGGTGAAGTTCGCGCTGCTCTTTGAGTTTGACGGAGACGTCCGTTCTATTCGGCACGTACTCTATTACTGCACCGCATCAAGACCATCCCTGGAATCAGAAACCAAGGAAGATACCATTGAGCCTGGCACAGAGAAGCTCTCCATCACCGCAGACCCACGTTCCGATGGGCTGGTAAAAGCAAGATCAGGTGACACGACGGATACAACTGCCTATGACAACTGGTACAAGGCCGTCTATCTTCCGACGGAGACGGCTGCATCCACGTCTTCAACTTCGGCATCGACATCGACAAGTGGAAAGTAAAGGAGGCAGGATATGCTTGAAAAGACAATCGAGATCAGCGGAAAACCGGTCACGTTCCGCTCGTCTGCTGCAATTCCACGTATTTACCGGCTCAAATTCAAGCGGGACATCTTTAAGGACCTGTCGAAGCTCGAAAAATCCTACCGGGCTAAAGCGACAGATTCTGAAGAGCTTGAAATCGACGACCTTGAGATTTTTGAAAACGTCGCCTACATCATGGCTTATCATGCGGATCCGACGATTCCAAAGACCATCGACGAATGGCTCGACCAGTTCGAGATGTTTTCCATCTACCAGGTGCTTCCGGAGATCTTAGAGCTCTGGGGAAGCAACCTTGTGACAGATGTGCAGGCAAAAAAAGGACGCGCAGAAGTGAGCGGGAAATGACCACCCCGCTTTTTCTTCTGCGCTGCACAGAAATTGGAATCTCCATCCGCGACCTGGACCTTCTTTCCATTGGGCTTGTCTTAGACATCTGGACAGAGAAAGCAAATGACAGCGTGAAATACCGTAGAGTCGCGACTCAGGAAGATTTTGACCGGTTTTAGGTACCCAATAGATAAGAGAATGGAATAGTATGAAAATTACTCTTGACAGAAT